CATGGTTGGGAATAGTCATACCAATGTCCGACATATCTTTCACGGGGCAGTCGACATAGATGTAGTCAAACTTGTCACCCTCGATGCTTGTGCCATCTTTCGGTGAGCGCCACTTGTCACCGTTGTCTGATGCAATCATAGATAACAGCGAGGTCTTACCACAACCCGGTTCTGATTGAACCACCACTGTCGTATGAGGGGCTACTACTGGAATGAGTTTACGCAACTCGTTTATGGATACTGTGTCGTTGAACTGAATTTTTGACATGATGTCTTTCCTTTACTGATTGGATACTTAAATGAACTGATTGAATACTTAGACGCACTTGAATGCGCCAAACTTGCCGAGGATACTGTCGACATCCTCCTTCACTGCATGACGCACCGCATCGGAATCACGGATATCCTCTGCTGTCACATCGCTCAGTGTTCTCTCTAGCGTTGCCCTTGCTTCCTCCAATGCTGGATCTGCGCTTAGATTGAATTGCTTGAATGACTCGCACATCTCTTTCGCTTTCAAGATGGTTGTGTCATAGATCTTTCTCTTCTTGGTCTTGGTCTCGCCAGTGTTGTCATCCACACCGATCTCGTCAACACCGCAACAATGGCTAATGGACTTCATAACTTCCACGAACCTTGTTTGTTGTTCCATCATTACATGGGACATTATTTCTTCTGCTTGAGTCGAGTATGAAACGAACAAGTCATCAGCGATGTCCTGTGCTATGGAACACCTAAAGTCATTCAATGGCACTTCCGACACGAAAAGTCTTACACCAAACTTGGATGCCAGTTCTTCACGGCTCGGATAATCAGTGCGGTCGAACATATCCCCTTGCTTGAACGCCATGTCGCTCACGATCGAATCATAATCAGCAATGAATGTATTGACCGACGTCTCGAACGCTGTCTGATGCTCGTGCCACTCTTGCTTGAACTTGGGCATGTCCACGCTAGGTAGATAGTCCTGTGCGTTGTTCCACCGATAGGTGCGACGCTTGACCCAGTTGTAGATAGTTTGCCGATAGTTCACGATCGCCTTGTGCTTGGGGTGATCGGCTAGTAAGTTCTTCACATACTTGCCCGCGTGCTGATCGGCTTTCTTTGCCGTAGTAACTTCATTGCTGATGCCACGATCTTGCTTGGTAGCAGACCACACATTGACATCCACGCTGACTAACATACCCGATGTAGCAAGGCTAATCAGGTGCTTAGGTTTTTGTAATTCCATTTGCTTTCTCCAGTTTAAAAACAAATCCATCATTCGATGGACTACTAATTAATGAGGTTCACGACTGACTCCCCCATTGGCTATAAGTATAACATAACTTGACTTATTAGTCAAGATGTTTACTCAACTTTTTTATTCAACCAATCGCAAGAGATCTCTCTACTGAGACTGATGTAGTCCTCTTCGATGTAGCCGAACTCCTTCTTGGTGATGTCATCGTCGTTCTCACCTGTCTCGATGTATTGACCCACGATGGTCTCGTTGTCCTCGTTGAAATCCTTAGCCAACTTCCACAATGCCATGTGAGCCTTCACCTCGTCATAGTCGGGATACCACTTGATGCTGTGCGGGGTATGAAAGTTGAACTGCCACTTCGATACATCTATTTCGAGCCACTCGTTGATGGAGTCCTCTTTGCCAGCCCACAGCGCGGGGATCTTCGCCTTGGCTTCGCATAAGAATATATTGAACGACTGCTCGCTCTTCTTATCGTCATTGCCCACGAACCGTATGGTGTATGCAACCAATGATCTATAGCCCATTGACTCCTCCCTTGTGTGATGAGTTCAATCCCTTGAGCAAAGACATGTCCGTCACCAGTATGTAGTTGGACTTGGGCATAGGCACGACTGTGCGCACCACACGCTTGGACTCGGACTCACCGCATGGCATACACATCTTGTAGCCGAGAGCCCATCGTTGGTTGGGGTAAGTTGTGCCACACATACGGCACTCTGCTCTGAATATTAGGTCAGTCATAGCCCTAACTCCTTTCTATATTTGAGCCAATCTTCACGACTCATGTTGTTAATCATTGGTGAGACGAGCATCACTGCTTCGACAAACTCTCGTTTACTCGCCATCTTCACAAAGACCTCTGGTCGGTTACAGATCAGGGTGACTAGGCGCATCAGTGAATTAAGATTGTTTTTAGTCATACTCTGTTGTCCCTTGTTGCTTGCTCGTATGTGTCACGGTGAAACTCCATCTCCCGCACATGGAAGTGTGTGTCTAACTTCTCAGGGTCTTGCTCACACAGCCATGCATCCCACAGCGCCAGATCTTTGTGCGCATAGATGCCTATGACTTTCTCGATGGATGCCGTCACCTCGATCAGCGCATAGACTGATTCGGGCAGAAATGGGTTGGGCATCAAACCCGACTCCACTGCTTCATGGATTGCAATACTAAGTTGTTTCATCTGTCCCATAGGAATCTCCTTGTTGATAAAGTTGGAAAAGGCTTAAGCGGATTTAATTGGTGTTGGGTAGCGCAGACCTGAGTTGGGGTCGATCATGTCGGCTACATCTAACGCGCTGAGTTTGGAATAGAACTGAGTGAACGCATACGCTATTTCCTTGTCAGTTATTAGTTCGTCAACCCATAGTTGGGCTACTTCACGCATAGATGCATGAATGGTTTCGAGTTGCTGTTGTGTCGTTGGCATAAGAATCCCTTTCTGAAAATCCACTATTCGGTGGACTGTTGTTTAACGAGGTTGATGAGATATTCTCCCCATCAGTTATAAGTATAACAGAAGTTGACTTATAAGTCAAGGGATGTAGGCAACTTTTTTATATAGGGTTTTGTTCTACTTGTTCTAGCGTGTTCTACTTTTTCGACTTTACATATAGAACGAGGAAAATAAAAATTCTGTAAGGAAAAGTATTAAGTTTAGGAAGAAAAGACTCTATAATAATAACTATTAAGATATATATATATAAAGGGTGTTCTATGTTCTAGTAAATTTGAGAGGGTATACGGTTCTATTTTTGTTTTTTCTTGCACTGGCTGGCGAGCCTTTGCTCTGCCGACTTTTTTCAAATATTCCCATGTCCTGCCAAAAAACGTAGAACATTAGAACAAAACCGCGCTAGCCCGCATGAAACCTAGAAAGTTCTGTTCTAACTGTGTCTGAAAAGTAGAACATTGTTCTAGAACATGGCGTAAATCAGGTCTATCAAATCTGAGAACGGTAGGCGATGATTCAAAATCCACTATTCGGTGGATCGCTAATTAAGGCGCTTGTGCATCACGCACACTCTTTGCGCGCGCGACCACAGATAACTGGCATCAAAACACAAGGCCAAAAAAAAGCCACCCTAGGGTGGCTTAAAAGTGTTTTAGTTGTTACTTGTTGTATGTCGCCCAAAAGGCTTTTACAGCAAGTTTAAACTTTGCGGGATCCGCTGTGGAATCATTACCTCTGGTTTGTTTAACCTTGCAAGATTTCTCTTGCTTCTCGAAATCCTTTGTAACGGATTCCACAAAGTTAAACGATTCCCGTGTCCCGCCCTGTCCAACACTTAAGATACTTTTTGCTATGCGCTTAAGTTCCCTGATTTTGTTGGAGCAATAGGTGGAGGTGGCATCCCTAGCGTCACCCACAATTTTGTGGAGGGCAGGGTTTGTATTTTTGAGTTTGCCAAATTCCTGCGATGAATAGGAAAACACGTAAGCCACACTAACCTCGATTTTCTCCACCTTTTTGCTAGCAAGGTGTTCAGGGGATGCGATGACGTAATGATCGTTAACGATCGCATACACCACAGGCTTTTTGATTTCGCTGTGACGCAAACGATAACCCTCTACCATTTCCACCTGTATCTCCTCGGGCAGGGTTTCAGGAAAGCCCGATATATTGTCGATCGCATATTGCGCTTGATCCCTAGAGGTGTCTGTGGTGATGGCATGTTGATACGCAAAGTCTTTAAAGGATTTGAATTGCATGATTGCTCCAAAAGTTAAGAATAAATCGCCTAGAGAATTCATCAGCGACAGGTATAAGGTATCAAATCAAGCCCTTAAAGTAAAGTTCCACAGGGGGATGGATCGTTATTTAACGCGCTTGCCTTGCCTGCGCCCTTCACGCGCGCGACCACAAATAACTGGTATCAAAACACACGGACGAAAAAAAAACCCAGTCGACGAATCGACTGGGTTTGTAGGTGCTAATTACTTAGCGTCCGCGTGTCTCCACTTGGTCATGAATGCTATCTTAGCGTTGGTGAATCGCTTAGCGTCTGCAGTAGCGTCCCCGCGAGACTTGGCAGTTTTCAGCCTATCTTCAGCAGTGTCTTTGAACCAATCGTCAACGAACTCTTCGAAGTTCTTGTTGGCTTTTCTTGTGCTACTCTCTTCACCAGTAGCGTCTTTCTGTAGGCGTATTGCAACGCGTTTCAGTTCAGCCAGTCGGTTCGAGCAGTAGGTGCTTGTCTTGTCACGAACTTTACCGATCAAAGAATGAAGAGCGGGGCGCGTGTTCTTGAGTTTGCCAAATTCTTGTTGTGAGTAAGAATATGCATGGTCAACACCAATACGAATCTTTTCGATATTAGCAGTGTTCATGTGCTCTTCAGTAGCGATCACATAGTGGTCATTGATAACCGCGTAGACAGTTGGTTCAAGAAGTTGGGTGAACTTCATTTTGTAACCGCCATAAAGTGCGTCTTTGATCTCGCTCGACACTTCAGTTGGAAAAGTAGCGTCTTGCGCCATTACATACTTGGCAACCGATTCGGTTGTTTGGTATGCACCCGCTTGTTGGAAACCCGCGTCTTGAACAGAAGCGAACCCTTGTTCCCGAATAGCGTCTGCTATCGGGGTCGTGCTAGTTTGAGTCGTAGCAGACTTGGCTTTAGATGTTGCCATGTCAATCTCCATAAAAATGAACGATTAAGAAAAGTCGATTGAGCGAACTCCCAACCGACAAATGAAGAGTAGCATTTGTAGGGTCTTAAGTAAAGTTCCATGGGTGAATGGACTACTAATCAACGCGCTTGTGACGCTCACGCTTTGCGCGCCCGACCACACATAACTGGCATCAATATGCGCAGGCGAAATAAAAAGGGGACCGAAGTCCCCTTGGTTAGCGCACTCTGCTGTAGTCCTCGCCATCTACCTTGGCGCAGAACGTAGCACGTTGCACTTGTTCTCTAGCCTTACGAAAGAACTCGTAGCGACTAGGTAGTTCAGAGAAGGGGCGACGCTGGTGCATCGCCTCTCTCATTGCGTGCCACACATGGGCACGCCAGATGTTACGTTGACCTGTTGTCATCTTTGAAAGATGGATCGAACGCGAGCAGTAACTCGAACATAACCAATGCACCGCCTGTAACCCAGAAGGTCATCCAGTCGACAAACATCGGTCCCGATGTGATACCAAGGTTATAGCAGTAGAGGCGAGCCATCACTACCATACCAACCAACATCCAAACCATAGCGTGGATGAACGCTTTAACGATACGAACTTCCATATCAATCTCCCAATGATGGGGGGCTATCGCCCCCCGAGGTTTAGCGGTAGTAACGCACCGCGACACGTTGACCAAACAGGTTGGTCACCTTGATGAACACATCCTTATTAGGATATGCATACATCGTTGCCTTAGCCTCGCTAAGAGTCCAAGCCTTGTGAGTCTTAACCATCTCACCCCAACGCACTGCTACTGTATACATAGCAATCTCCTTAGTGATGGGCTACTGACTGGTCAGGTGCTGACTAGTTGCAGTATTTAATCGCTGAACCCATGTATGTAGATTACTAGAATGGGGGCTATAAGTAAAGTTTGATGGGGGATCGCTCACCCCACACCCCCCGAATCCCATTTGGGTCCCCCCTTCGCCCCCATACCCTTGAACACAGACAAATAACACTACATTTTTTCAGAGTTTGAAACACCCCCCGTCTCTTTTTAAACGCTAAAGTCAAAAAAATTTTTACAAAAAATTCTCAAAAAGTGGTATATTCGGCGCAACGGAGACATGCCCGACATGGATGAATTAGTACCAAACATCGAGGAGAACATTCCTCTGCCAGAGAGCGCTAAAGACGCGTTCCCTGAGCTTTCGCCTGCACAAGAGCTGCAGATGAGAGCTAATGTGGTCAAGCTAATGTCTGATTTGACTGGTCAGATCATCTCCCCTACTAAAGAAAATGCTGATCAGGCTACTGAAATTGCCAAGAAAATGGCGGCAGACCCCACATATAGACCCGATTACGCCCAATACCCTAATGAGACACTAGCTTATCTAGCTGGAATGGTGGCTCAGATGAACGTATCTATAGTCAATGAGCTATCAGACTTGAAGATGTACGTGGTAAATAAGCTGGTTGCTGAGATAGAAGCCTCAAAAGATGCCAAACTTCGTGTTGCTGCCCTAGGAAAACTGGGGGAGATTGACGGAGTAGACGCATTTAAGAAGCGTACAGAGATAACACATAAGGTTTTGACCATCCAAGAGGTAGAAGCGGAACTGCTTGAGACCCTTGGTAGCCTAGAGAACAAGGTAATTGACGTAGAAGCTCGAGAAATAGTAAAGAATGACCAGCAGCCTAACGCCTGAACAACTGTTTCAGTTGCGGGAAGCCCTCCCAACAATGCCTGACAAGCAGAAAAGGCGTGTTCTTGAGCTTTTAAAGACGTACGATGCCAAAATAACCCAGAATCTGGGCCGAGATAGTTTCCTTGACTTCGTAAAGCACGTATATGCAGGTTATAAAGTTGGTCCGCATCATCTCAAACTGGCGCAAATTTTTGAGGACATTGCCAACGGCAAGAAGAAGCGAGTAATAGTTAACATTGCTCCACGCCACGGCAAGTCTGAACTCATATCTTATCTAGCACCAGCATGGTTTCTAGGTAAATTCCCGCATAAAAAGATCATTATGGCGTCCCATACGGCGGATTTGGCTGTTAATTTCGGTCGTAGGGTGCGTAACCTTGTGGGTTCGGAGCCCTATAGGGATATTTTCCCGCAGATAGAACTGCAGGCTGACTCGAAGTCGGCATCACGGTGGGGGACTAACTTTAATGGTGAGTACTTTGCAATCGGTGTTGGCGGTGCTCTTGCTGGTAGGGGGGCTGATCTCTTTATCATCGATGATCCGCATTCAGAACAAGACGCA